GCACAGGTGTCGGGCGCCGGGGCGAACCGCAACCTGCTTCGCATCACGGGCGCCGCATCTGTTACGGCGGTCGGTATTGGCCAGCGCATTGAGGCGCTTAACAGCTATGATCTTGCTGGCCAGACTTGCACGCTGTCGGTCGATCTTGCCAATTCGCTTCTGACGACGGTGACGTGGACGGCAAGCTACGCCACGACCGCCGACACCTTCGGCACCATTGGCACGCCGACCAAGACGCAGATTGCCACTGGTACGTTCACGATCACCAGCACGCTGACGCGCTACTCCGTCAACATTGCGGTGCCCGCCGCGGCGACGACCGGCGTTGAGATCCTGTTTACTGTGGGCGCGCAGACGAGCGGCACTTGGGACGTCGGAAACGTGCAGTTTGAGCCCGGTTCCATCGCCACGCCGTTTGAACGCAGGCAGTTTGGGCAGGAACTGGCGCTGTGTCAGAGGTATTTTTTCAAGACATACAACACTTCAGTAGCTATTGCTTCAGTGTCGTCAGATGGGCAAGTATTTACCATTGCGAATAATGGCGGAACAGCTTTTGCAACATGCTCGTTCGCGGTTGATATGAGGGCGGCACCTACGGTCGCGTTCTATAATTCATCTACGGGGGCATCGGGGACATGGAGAGACGGCGGAGGAACTGACAGGGCCATGACGGCAAGTGTTCCTGGAACCCGCCAAACTTCGTTCTCTAGCACTACGGTGGCCGCAAACTCCACTGTTGGCGGTCAGCTAACTGCATCGGCGGAACTCTGACCATGTACACCAACGCCCAATACATCGCCTTCAACGGCGTCAACACCAGCATCCGCTGCGACATCAACGGCGTGACTTCGTTCGTGCCGCTTGACCCAGCCAACACCGACTACCAGGACATCATGGATCTGGTAGCGGCGGGTGAACTCACAATCGCCCCTGCGGATGAGCCGAGCAAACCCAAATAAGATTTTCAGCCGGCAGCAAGCTGCCGGCTGACATCCGTACTGGTGCGGTTCACCAGGGATCGTAAGGATCGAAAATGTCTACCGAAGACGTTAACACCCTAGCGGAAGCACCCGCGCCGGAACAGGCAGCCACGGCGGCGCCTGCCCCCGACGTTTCTACGCCGGCCGAAACGCCGAACGAGGCGTCCAAGACCTTCACACAGGAGGAACTGGACGCGATTGTCGGCAAGCGCCTTGCCCGCGAACAGCGGAAATGGGAGCGAGAGCAAGCCCAAAAGCTGGCCGAGCTTGAGGCGAAACGGGCAATGCCCGTCAATCCTCCGGCACCTGACGATTTCGACAACGCTGCCAAGTACGCAGAGGCTTTGGCCGAGCAGAAAGCGCAGGAGTTGCTTCGACAGCGTGAGGCGTCCCAGCAGCAGGCTAAGGTGATCGAAGCCTACCATGAGAAAGAGGAAGCCGCCCGCGGCAAGTACGACGACTTTGAACAGGTCGCGTACAACCCGAGCCTTCCTGTGACTGATGTTATGGCCCAGACCATCCAGGCTTCTGACGTTGGCCCCGATATCATCTACTGGCTTGGGACCAACCCGAAGGAGTCTGCGCGTATCGCCAACCTGTCTCCGTTTATGCAGGCCAAGGAGATCGGCAGGATCGAGGCCAAGCTGGCCGCCGACCCTCCGGTTAAGAAGACGTCAACCGCCCCGGCCCCTATTGCTCCGGTGACGGCTCGCTCGACGTCCACGCCTGGCTACGACACGACGGACCCCCGTTCCGTCAAGAACATGTCTACGTCGGAGTGGATCGAGGCCGAGCGCCTGCGCCAGATCAAGAAGTGGGAAGCCACACGCAACCGCTAAGGAACCTTTGAAATGGCAAACTCGCTTCTTACTATCGACATGATCACCAGGAAGGCCCTGGAGATCCTTGAGAACAACCTCGTCCTCACCCGCAACGTGAACCGCCAGTACGACGACAGCTTTGCCGTCGAAGGCGCGAAGATCGGCTCCACCCTCCGCATCCGTCTGCCGGACCGCGCGCTGGTGACCGATGGTGCGGCCCTCCAGGTGCAGGACGACAACGAGCAGTTCACCACGCTGACGGTCTCCAGCCAGAAGCACATCGGTGTGAACTTCACCTCGGCCGAACTCACCATGCAGCTCGACGACTTCGCCGAGCGCGTGCTGAAGCCTCGTATTTCGCAGCTCGCGTCCAGCATCGACGCGGACGTGGCGAATGCGTACAAGTCGGTCTTCCAGTCGGTCGGCACCCCCGGCACGACCCCGGCCACTTCTCTGGTGCTGCTCCAGGGCCAGCAGAAGCTGAACGAGGCCGCCGCCGTGATGTCGCCGCGCTACGCGACCGTGAACCCGGCCGCCAACGCGGGCCTCGTCGAAGGCATGAAGGGCCTGTTCAACCCGACCGACACCATCAGCCGCCAGTTCAAGAACGGCATGATGGGCATGGGCGTGCTGGGCTACGACGAGATCAACATGTCTCAGTCGATCAAGCAGCACCAGACCGGCTCGCGTACCGGCGCGCACACGGTGACGACCACCGTGTCCACGCAGGGCCAGTCCACGCTGAACATCACCGGCACCGGCTCGCAGACGCTTGCCGCTGGCGACGTGTTCACGATTGCCAGCGTGTTTGCGGTCAACCCGCAGACCCGCGAGTCCACGGGTTCGCTCCAGCAGTTTGTGGTGACGGAGGCCATTGCGGCGTCCGGCGGCGCGTACACCGCGGTCAAGATCTCTCCGGCGCTCTACACCTCGTCCAACGCGCTGGCGACCGTCGATAGCTTCCCGCAGTCGGGTGCGGTGATCACGTTCCTTGGTGCGGCCTCCACGTCGTATCCGCAGAACCTGATCTACCACAAGGACGCCATCTCGTTCGCCACGGCCGACCTGCTGCTGCCGCAGGGCGTGGACATGGCCTCTCGCCAGGTTCACAACGGCATCTCGCTGCGTGTCGTGCGCCAGTACGACATCAACAACGACCGCCTGCCTTGCCGTATCGACGTCCTCTACGGCTTCAACACCATCCGCCCGCCCATGGCCGTGCGGCTCTGGGGCTAAGGCACAGGAAAGGAGAACACGAACATGGCGATTCCGAATGGCGGCGGCGGTTACCAGATTGGTGACGGCAACCTCAACGAGCCTCTGATCGACGCGCTCCCCGATCCCGTCTCCGTCACTACGGCGGCGACGCTCACCCCGGCGCAGGTGCTGAACGGGCTGATCCTGGCGAACTCCGGGATCACCGCCGCGTCCGTCACCTACACTCTGCCGACGGTGGCGGATCTGGAACTCGTCCTGTCCAACTCGGACAAGGTGGGCACGGCGTTCACCTTCCGCCTGGTGAACCTCGGCACGTCCTCCGGCACGGCGATCATCGCCACCAACACCGGCTGGACGATCACGGGCTCGCTGACGATGACCGTCCCGGTCACGACCGGCGCCCAGTTCGTCGCCCGCAAGTCTGCGGCCGGCGCCTGGGCCCTCTACCGCGTCGTGTAATGTACCCGGCCCCCTGCTTCGGCAGGGGGCCGACCTTTTGAGGCTCACATGCCAGTCATCTACCTTGAACACCCTCGGCACGGCGTTAAGGTCGCCTTCATGGACCTTGAGGCCGAACAGGACGAGGAGAACGGCTGGTCGCGGATGGCGGAGGCAAACGCGGCCCCCGTCAATATGCTGGCACGCGCCGCTGGTGGTGATACAATGACCTCTGAGGCCCCGCGCCGTCGAGGCCGCCCGCGCGCCAACAAGGACGACTGACATGGCCACGGCAGGCGACATCATCAACGGATCGCTCCGCCTGCTGGGCGTGCTGGCCGAAGGCGAAACGCCGTCCTCTGAGACGTCTCAGGACGCGCTCAACGCCATGAACCAGATGATCGACAGTTGGAACACCGAGCGCCTCGCCGTGTTCTCGACCATTGATCAAGTGGAGACGTGGCCGCCCGGCGCGCTCTTTCGTACCTTTGGGCCGACCGGCGACATCGTGGGCGACCGCCCGATCCTAGTGGACGACGCCACCTACTTTCGCGACCCGGCGACCGGCATCTCCTACGGCCTCAAGCTGATTAATCAGCAGCAGTACAATGGCATCGCCGTGAAGACCGTCACCAGCACCTACCCCCAGGTGCTGTGGGTCAACATGACCTATCCGAACATCGAGATGTACGTTTACCCGGTGCCGACGAAGGTGCTGGAGTTTCACATTGTCTCTGTTCGCCCGCTGTCGCAGCCGGCCAATCTGGCCACTGAGCTGACCTTTCCGCCGGGTTACCTGCGCGCCTTCCGTTACAATCTGGCCTGCGAGATGGCACCGGAGTTCGGCGTTGAACCGACCCCACAGGTGTCGCGCATCGCCATGACGTCGAAGCGCAACCTCAAGCGGATCAACAACCCGGATGATGTGATGGCGCTGCCCTACAGCATCGTGGGGACGAGACAGAGGTACAACGTCTTCGCGGGCAATTACT